CCGCGTTCAAGGTGCTCCGGGGCGAGTGCTACGAATACCAGGCGCCGCGCGACTTCCCCAAGCGCGCCAAGGCGTTCGGCGTCGACGCCAAGGCGATCGTCGCCAAGGTCGCCCCCGTGCCGACGGCTGCGGCGGCCGACACGGCGCCGGCGCCGAAGAAGAAGGCCACGAAGAAGTGAGCCCCGAGGATCGCGACCGCTGCCCGCGCACCCGGCACGATCACGGGGCGTGCGCGATCTGCGGCGGCCCGGCGTGCCCCAACTGCGATCACTGCCCGGGCTGCCGGCAGCTACGACGGCCTATGAGCATGTTCGGTACATTCACAAGCGGGCGCCAGCGCCGGGTATACAACAGAGTCTTTGACTCAACGCAGCGCCAGCGAGTGCCGTGCGCGAGGAGGCCGACGCATGCCGCGTGATCTCGACAGGCTGACCGACGAGCTGTTTCTCCTCACGGCGACCGAGGACCTCAACGACGACGATCTTCGCGAGGCCGCCGAGGGCCTCCTGCCCGAGCTGTACACCGCGCTCCGCCAGGCCGGCTACGGCACGGATGGCGAGGACGACCCGGACGCGTGAAGGCCCCCGGCAAGTCGACGGCCGCCACGAAGGGGCTGACGAAGAAGCCGCGGCCCGCCGGCGTGCTCTACACGATCGAGGCCGCCGCGGTGATGTTCCGGCGCCGCCCGCGCACGATCTACGACCTACTGTCCGTCCACGCCGCGCGCTTCGATGCGCCGATGTACGAGCAGGTGGCCAGCCGGCGGCTCGAGCGCGTGCTGTCCGCGGCCGATATCCGCGTCTTCCGGACGTTGTTCCCCGTGTATGTCAAGAAAAAATTGCCCCCGGGCAAACGTTCACGCCCCACGTTTACGGACCCGCCCCGTGGCTAAGCGACGCGCGAAAAGGGGCCGTATTGTGACGGCTGCCAATGCACCGCGTGTGTGGACAGGCGACGCGTTACTCGACCGAGCGCTGTTTCTGGCTGGGTTCAAACAGGAGCATCTCCGCCATGCGCTAGCCCGGGATCTCGAAGCCCTCGACGCGGTGGTGCCCGAGAAGCGGACGTGGGAGCGCAACAAGGCAGGTGAGCTGGAGCTGACGAAGCGGGAAGAAGGCGGCGCCCCGGATCACCCGGTGCGGCTGCGCGCGGCAGAGAACCTGTTCGACTGGGTGGGGTTCAAAGGCAAGCGTGAGCGCGAAGGCGGCACAGGCAAGCCGGTCCAGGTCACGATCAACCTCACCGCTGCGCCCGAGCCTCGACCTGAGCTTCCGCGCGGGCGTCTCGCGATTCATCTCGATCAGCACGGACCCGCCAACAGCAACGGGGGTAACGGGGCCCACTGAAGTCGCCGCCTTCGGCACACGCGGCGACGGCAAGACCTGGGGCGCGTTCGGCGCGATGATCGTCCACGCGCAGCAGCATCACGCGCTCGGCGGGCATCTCCCGACGAAGTGGCTCGGCGCCGCCGACACGTTCCAGAGCCACAAGTCGAAGACCCACGAGTCGCTGACCGCGCCCGGCTGGCAGGGCACGTGGGTGCTCAAGGACGACGGCCACCTCGCCGTGTTCGTGCTCGACGGGGCCGAGCTGGTGCACCTGCGGCTCTTCGGCGTCGAGGACCAGAGCGGCATGGATCGGCTCCGCGCCGAGTGCCACGGCCTGTGGTTCGAAGAGCCGGCGCCGTCCTCGGTCCTCGTGACCTCGAGCGGCCTGTCGGAAAGCGCGTGGGGCCTCGGGCTCACGTCGCGGAGGCTGCCGAGCTATCGCGCCCCCGCGATCATGACGCTCAACTACCCGGACGAGGACCACTGGACGTGGCGGCGCTTCGTCACCGACCAGCACCCGGGCACGGCCTACGTGCGGATTCAGCCGGGCGAGTACGCGAGCGCCGATCAGCGGGCCGAGTGGACACGCGCGCTGGCCAATCGGCCCGACATGCTGCGCCGGCTGCTTCAGGGCGAGCCCGGCGCGATCATGCTCGGCCAGGCCGTGGCCCGCGGCTGGAGCGGGGCGCACCACCTGGCCGAGAAGGCCTACGCGCCCGTGGAGTACGCCCCGCTGTGGGTCGGCTGGGACGCCGGCCACACGCCCTCGACGATCCTCGGGCAGCGCGTGGAGGGCCGGGTGCGCGTCTACGCGGCGCTCTGCACGCAGGACGCGGGCACGCGCCAGCACATCGAGGCGCAGGTGCGCCCGTGGCTGCAGGCGCACGCCCCGTGGGCCCTCACCCGGGCCGGCGACCCGAAGCTCTTCCACGCTTACGACCCGAGCATGAACACCGGCGACCAATCGGACACCGACGCCAGTCCGATCCGGGTGATTCAGCAGCTCCTCGGCGGGGTGCTGCGCGCTGGGGCTGTCACGTGGGAGGGTCGCCGCGATCCCATGCTCGCGCTCTTCAACCAGGCCGTCGGTGGGCACTGGGCGCTCCAGGTCAACCCGGGCAAGGACACGGAGCTGCTGCGCCGCGCCTGGGACGGCCGCTGGCACTACGCGACGAAGGTCACGGGCGAGCTGCGATCGATCCAGCCGGCCAAGCCCAATCCGCCGTGGGCGGACATCGGGGACGCGTCCTGCTACTTCATCGGCGGGGTCGCCCCGCAGCGCGTGCTGCCCAAGGGCCCGCGGCAGACGCACGCGGTCACGGGCGCGAACCCGTGGGACACGGGGCGCCCTGCAGCGCCGCAGTACGCCACGAGCTCGACGCGGTGGGGCTGATGGACTACCTCACGACGCACCACCCGACGGCCAAGGACAAGTGGGCGAACCTGCAATGGCGCCCCGGGTCGGGCCTGCTCGACGAGGACGACGACGAGGGGCCGAGCCTGGTCCACCTCGCGCACGCGGTCGGCCTGCACACCCCGGTGCCCGGACCGGAGGTGGACACGCCGACGGCCACGGCCGCGCCGGAGATCCCCGCGTACGACACGATGGAGCAGGCCGTCCAGGCCGCGCTCAACATCGGCGATGGGGACGGGCCGGGTCCGGGACCGGGCGGGCCGGGGATCAGCGACGGCGGGGCGGGCGCAACGGGCATCGGCGGGGACGCGGGCGCGGGCCCCTGGTAATGGCCCGGTGCGCGCACTACGCGTTCTGCAAGACGCCCGGCGGCGGGATGGAGCGCATCGGCTTCGACACGCAGGGCAAGGCGACGCACCGCACGCCGGTGAAGGCCGACAAGCCGAAGCCCGCGGCGAGCCGCAAGAGCGCGCTCACGGGGAAGGGGGGTCGGTGACCTACCAGATCTTCGGGGCCGTCTTCATCGCGCTCATCGTCGCCGCCGTCGTCACGATCTGGTGGGAGCGATGAGCACGCCCCCCGTCCGCGTCGCCGACCGCCTGGTGCTCACGCTCGCCCTCGATGGGCGCGACGTCGGCCTGCTGGTGGCCTTCCCGTGGGCCGGCGGGTTCTTCCTCGAGCACGTCGTCGTCTTCCCGGACGCGCCGGCGACGACGCTCCTCGCCCTGCTCCAGGCCGGCCTCGACGAGGCCAACCGGCGCGAGGCGAAGCACATCGGCATCTTCCAGCCGACGCAGGGCATGGACTCGCGGCTGCGCACCGTGGCGCAGGCGTTCGGCTTCGAGCCCTACCACGTCGCCGAGGATGGCGTGTTCCTCGTGAAGCGCGCGGAGGAGGCCGCCTGATGGGCTCGTCGCGGAACGCGCCCGATCTGCCCCCCGAGCCGCCCGCGAAGGACGATCCGGTGGCGCAGGAGAAGGCCGGCAAGATGCGGGCGCAGCTCAAGGCGCGCAAGGGCCGCGAGAGCACGATCCTGACCCGCGGCGTGCTCACGGGCGGGAATGCCGACGAGGCCAGCACGTCCACGCTGCTCGGGGGAGGCACTGATGCCCGCTGATCCCGGCCAGCTCTGCAAGCGCTACTACCGTCTGGTGTCGGACCAGGCGAATTTCCGTCAGACGTGGCAGGACCTGGCCGAGTTCTTCACGCCGTACAAGGCCAACATCACGGTCACCACCGCGCCCGGCACGCGCAAGACATCGCGCCTGTTCGATTCAGAAGGCGTGACGGCGGCGCGCACGCTCAGCTCGAACATCCTCGGCGCCGTCGCCAACCAGGCGCAGGAATGGTTTTCGATCCGCGTCCGCGACGACGCGCTCAACGCAGTGAAGCCCGTGCGGGACTGGTGCGAGGACGTCGCCAAGCGGACGCTCGCCGCCCTCGTCGCCTCCAACTTCTACACGGAGCTGTCCGAGGTGATCGGCGATCTGCCCGTCTTCGGCATCGGCGGGCTCTTCATCGATGAGAAGGACCCGGTGGGCCCGAACCGCTTCGGTGGCCTGCACTACGTGGCCCAGACCATCGGGCACTATGTGTGCGCCGAGAACGCCGACGGCCGCGTCGACACCGTCTTCCGGGACTTCACGTGGCCGGCGCGCGAGGTGTTCGCGCAGTGGCCCGACACGTGCTCGCCCCGCGTGCGCGATGCCGCCAAGGAGCCGACCAAGCAAGACGAGCCGGTCAAGCTGCTGCACGCCGTCTACCCGCGCAATGTCTACGCGGTGGGCTCGCGCGCGGCGACGCACAAGGCGTTCGCGAGCTGCTACCTCGAGCACGACGCGAAGACGCTGCTGGGCGAGGGCGGCTTTGACGACAACCCGTATGCCGTGGGGCGGTGGGAGAAGGACAGCCAGAGCGCCTGCGGCTGGGGCCCGGGCAGCATCGCCTATCCCGATGTCCGGACGCTCAACCGCTACGTCGAGCTCGACCTCCAGGCGCGCGGCAAGGCCGTCGACCCGTCCCTGATCCAGCGCGCGGACGGCATCCTCGGCTCGCTCTCGCTCGAGCCCGCGGCCATCAACATCACGACCGACGAGGACCCGTCCAAGACCGTCTTCGCGCTCGAGAGCAAGGCGCGCTTCGACGTCAACAGCGACGGCATCGAGCGGCTCGAGCGCAAGATCAGCAAGGTCTTCTTCGGGCCGCTCCTGCGCGAAGTCACCAAGGACATGACGCTCGGCGAGGCGCTGATGGTGCAGGACGAGACCATGCGCCTGATGGGCCCCGCGGCGGGCCGCATGCAGACGGAGATCCTCGGCCGCGCCATCGAGCGGAGCATCGGCGTGCTGTCCCGGGCCCGGCAGCTCCCGCCCCCGCCCCCCGAGCTGCTGGAGGCCGGGTTTGATGCCGAGCTGGACATCGTCTACCAGGGGCCGCTGGCGCGCGCCCAGAAGTCGCGCGACCTGGTGGCGATCGAGCGCAAGAACGCCTGGGTGGCGCAGGTGGCGCCGTTCAAGCCCGAAGTCGTCGACGTCTACGATTGGGACGCGGAGGCGCGGCATATCGGCGAGGTGACCGGCTACCCCTCCGACCTCGTGCGCGGAGAGGACGCGGTGGCCGAGATCCGCGCCAACCGGGCGAAGGCGCAGGCCGCGGCCACGAAGCTCCAGGTGATCGGCGGGGCGGCCGAGGCCGCGGGGAAGGCCGCGCCGATGGTGAAGGCCCTCAGCGATGCGAACGCGCAGCAACAGCCCCAGGGAGCCGCCGCGGCATGAGCGACGAGCACCTCACCGCCGAGCAGGCGCAGGCCGCGCGGAAGGCGCTGCTCGACGACTACGTTCTGACCTTCACGTCGCCCCACGGGGCACGTGTGCTCGAAGACCTACGGGCCAGCGCGTTCGTCTACCGGAGCACGGCCGTGACCGATCACAACGGCCGCGTGGACCCGGCGGGCGTCGTGTTCCGCGAGGGCGCGCGCGGCGTCGTGCTCGCGATCGAGACGAATCTCAGGAAGGCCAAGCAAGGGCGCCCGGAACTTCAAACCCATGCGGTGTCGAGCACCGCGGAACAGGACACGTGATGAACGAGCACATTCTCCAGTTCTTCGCCTTCGCGCATCTGCCGGCGCCCATGGCCGACGTGTCCCGGCCGTTCTGTGAACTCGCGCAGCAAGTCGTCGACACGCTGCCGCGCAACCCGGAGAGGACGGTAGCGCTCCGCAAGCTGCTCGAGGCGAAGGACGCCGCGGTGCGCGCGCTCATCGCCAAGGACACGCCGTGATGGCTGACGACAACGGCGGCAAGCCGAAGGTTACGGTGAACCCGGGCTTTCGCGCCCTCATGGAGCCCTTCGAGGCCATGACGCACGACGAGCGCGAAGCGGCCGCGGTGGCCCTGCTGAGCCAGCTCGTGGGCACCGTCATGCAGGCGCTCAGCCAGGGCCACGTGGTCATTCCCGACCTGCGGAGGCCGCTGTGAGGCCCCGCTTCCGTCTCCTCCGCGCCGAGGGCGACGCGGCGGCCGCGGCCGAGGGCCAAGGGGCTGGTGCGGGCGCCGGAGCGGGTGCAGCGGCCGCCGCTGGCGCTGCAGGAGCCGCTGGCACGGTGCCCGAGTGGCGGCAGCAGATCCCCGAGGCGATCCGCGGCGAAAAGACGTGGGACAAGTTCAAGGACCCGGCCGCCTTCTACCAGAGCTATCACGCAATGGAGAAGATGCAGGGCTCCATGGTCAGCATCCCGGGCAAGGACGCCAAGCCCGAGCAGGTGGCTGCCTTCCGCGAGAAGCTCGGCGTGCCCAAGGATCCCGGCGGCTACACGCCGCCCCAGGGCGAGGGCCTCGACCAGGCGCGCTGGCAGCGCTGGACGGGCCACGCCCACAAGCTCGGCCTGACGCCGGAGCAGCTCACCGGCCTGGCCACGCTCGAGGCCGAGGAGCGCGCGGACCAGGGGCGCACGATGCGGCAGAGCTTCACGGCCGGCCTCGACGCGCTCAAGCAGGAGTGGGGCGAGGGCGTGTTCGCGAAGAACGTCACCCTCGCGTCGCGCGCCGTCGACCGCCACATGTCGCCCGAAGGGAAGAAGTTCCTCGACGACAGCGGCCTCGGCGATCACCCCGAGCTGGTGAAGGCGTGGGCGTCCGTCGGGGCGCTCCTCGCGGAGGACCGCTACATCGAGGGGCGCGTCGCGGGCCTGCCCAGCGTGGATGAGGCCAAGGCCGAGATCGCGATGATCCGCGCCGCGGGCAAGGCGCACCCGGCGAACAACCCGAGCCTGCCGGGGCACCACGAGGCCGCGGCGAAGCTCGAGGGCCTGTACCGCCTCGCGCATCCCGGCAAGGCGGCGTAGTCCGTCGCACGCAGCCCCGTTCCACAGTCCGGGGCAAGCCGCGAGGCTCCCGGCGAAGTAACAGCGCGTGAAGCTGTAGAAGGGTCGGGCGACCGGCAACCCTTCGTCGTGCAGTGCAAGCAGCGGATTCACGACGGAGGACGCAGACAGTGGCTCTACAGGATGAGGCCTGGTTTATTCACGCAGTCTCGGACAACGTCACCCAGCTCGCGCAGCAGAAGCGGAAGAAGACGGAAGGCTCGACCCGCGTCAAGGACGGCGTGGTCGGCAAGACGTGGCCCTTCAACCGGATCGGCTCCGT